TTGCACTTGCGAAGATCGCAACTTTTCGCTTGAAAAGCGTTGCCACTTTCGCAACTACTCTGCCCATGGAACCAGCTCGCACGATCATCGAACTCCTGGGCGGATACATGTCTGTCGCGTCCATCACTGGTCGGCACCCGACAAGGGTACTGCGGTGGACCTATCCCCCGGAAAGGGGCGGCACCGGGGGGCTCATCCCTGCCAGATACCAGCAACTCCTTCTGGCACACGCCAGGGCGGTCGGCATCGACCTGCGCCCCGAGCACTTCTTCCCCGGCATCGAGAAAGGACGGGCGGAATGATCACGTCAGCATCCCAGACCCTTCCTTCCCGCAAAGCGGCGCCCCGCGTCGGATGCCGGACGGCCGCAGGGGGCCGGACATGATGGAAGCTGACCCCACCCGGCGCCCGCGCGGCGGCCCGGCCGTCCTGTCCCGCCGCCGTGAGCCGGCAGGGGGACTGGACGACTTTCCCACCCCGCCGTGGGCGGTGCGGGCGCTCTGCGAGTGGCTGCAACAGCAGGGACATCGGATCGACAAATGCGCAGTGCGCGAACCGGCGGCGGGGCGCGGGCACATGGCGCGCGCGCTGGGCGAATACTTCGCGGCGGTGCAGGAGAGCGATGTTCACGCCTACGGGCGCGACGATCTGCAAATCGCTGACTTCCTCGCGGCTTGGTGGCCGTTCGCGGCGTGGACCATCACCAACCCGCCATTCCGCCTCGCAGAGGATTTCTGTCGCCAGGCGCTTGCGACCTCGCTTGACGGCGTGGCGATGCTGGTGCGGACACAGTTCCTGGAAGGCACCGGCAGGTTCGTCCGCCTGTTCAGCGCGAACCCGCCCAGCGCTGTGCTGCAGTTCGCCGAACGGGTGCCGATGTTGCGCGGGCGGCTCGATCCGGCAGGGTCCACCGCCACGGCCTACTGCTGGCTGGTCTGGGAGCTGCAGCGCGTGCGCTTGGCGCGCGGCACGGCGCTTGTCTGGCTGCCGCCGTGCCGCCGGCGCCTTGAGCGGGAGGAGGATTACGCATGAGCCATGCCGCGACGAACTGGGCGATTCAGCAGCGCGGGCTGCCGCCGGCCACGAAACTGCTGCTGTGGTATCTGGCGGACCGGCACAATCCGGATTTCGGGTGCTTCCCGTCGCAGGCGCAGCTGGCGCGCGATGCCGAGATGTCACGAGGCTCGGTGAACCGGCACCTTGACGAGCTTGAAGCGCGGGGCCTGATCCGCCGCGAGCGGCGCGTGGATCCGCGGACGCGGCGGCAGCTGCCGACCCGGTATTTTCTCGCTTTCGAGCCAGGCTTCGCGTTGCCGGAGGCAGCGGACGCCGAGCCGGAGCCATATCCGGATCCCGGGTTCGGCCAAGGAACGGATGAGGAACATGAAGCCGAGCCGTGTCTCAAATATGAACACGGGCCGGGCGCGAGCCGTGTCTCAAATCCGGCGAATTCCGTGTCTCACAGCTGTGAGACACTAACCAGTAAGAGAACCGGTAATATTGGTGGTGGTGGTGGTGCGCGCGCACGCACGCAGGCGCGAGAGGGCGATCCTCCGGTCGCGCCACGTGATCCGCATCCTCCAGCAGCACAGGATCCGCCTCCACCAGCAGCACAGGATCCGCCGTCCGCGGCACCCGATCGGACCTTGCGGGAGAAGCTCCTCGAGGCCATGGGCTGCGATCCCGTCTCCGGCCTGACCGGACCGGCGGGGCGGCGGATCGGAACACCGGCCGACATGGCGCATGTGCGCCGGTGGCTGGATCTGCCGGGCATGGACGAGGCCACCGTGCTGGCCGAGGTGGCGCGGATCATGGCCGGGAAGCCGGACGGGCCGCCGTCGAGCTTCCGGTACTTCGACCGGGCGATGGAGCGGCTTTCCGGCGCGCTGTCGGCTCCGCCGCTGTCGCCGCAGGCCCCACTCATCCGCGGCGCGCCGCAGCCGCCGCAACCCGACATCGCCGCGATTCTGGCCAGACTGTGAGGGCCACCCATGAGCCTCCATGACATCGACCTGAAGAACCGCCTGAGCCGGTTTCTCGGCCGCAAGGCCGTGCCGAGGCACCTTGCCACGTCCGAGGCGCAGGCGGACGAGATCGCAGCACTGCTGCGGGCGGTGCGGAAGGCGGCACCGCGCGACCCTGACGCGCTGTCCGGCTGGTGGGAGGGGTTCGAGGATGGCCTCGAGGAGCGCTGCGGTCGCAACTGGCCGACCGTGCGGGATGTGAGGGAGGCCGCCGCTCCGCTGGTATCTGCGTCCGGCAATCGGCGGGCGGAACCGTGGGACATCGACGCGGCGGTCCTTGTCGCCGCGCGCATGCGGGCCGGTGAGCCGGTCGGCGAGACGTGGCTCTACGGACTTCGCGCCTGCGAGTTGATCGCGCGCGGGCTGGTGAATTTCGGGCTGATCGAGGCCTACCGCCGCGGCGCCTTGCGCGCGAGGGCGCGGCTCTATGGCGAGGACGCGGCGCGCCGCTGGGAGGCAGAGGCGCGCGAGCAGGACGAGCAGGGGTGGGTTCTGTGGCGGGCCCGTGAAGGCAAGCGGCGCACGTGCAACCCGGAGGAACACGTCCGTGTCGGGCGCATTTCGGCCGCATGATCTGGCAAGGGAGCATAACGACATGAGCGACGGGTCGATCGAGGTCGTGCTCACGCAGGCGGAGGGGAGCGAGCTCACGCTGGCGCAGTGGCTGCGGGTGAGCGCTGCAACGGGCGCTACGACGGAACTGGCGCCGGACGACGCGCGTCGGCTGGCGCGGAGGATCGACGACGTCACGCAGCTGACCGTGGCGGTGTCAGGGTGGGCCGTGGCGCTCGGTGCGGCATGCGCGAGTATGCGCACGGAGCTGGTGGTGCTTCGGTGCTGCGGGCTTGTGCTTGCGGCGCTGAACGTGATCGCGTGGTGGCTGTAGCGATGCGGCGCGGGACGAGGCGAACGCCGGAGGCGGACGTCCAGCGTGCGATCGTCTCGGCGTTGCGCTTTGCCCTTCCCGGCGCGCTCGTCCATCACAGCCCGAACGAGCACCGCGCGTCGGGTCGCGCCGCCCGTCGCGTGCAGGGCATCCGTGCGGGGATGGGCCTCTGTCCGGGCTGGCCCGATCTCGTGGTCCTTGCGCGGGGTCGGGTCGTGTTCCTCGAGGTGAAGTCGGCCGGGGGCCGCGTGACGGCGGCGCAGGCCGCGTTCGGGGAGCGGGTCGCGGCGGAGGGGCATGTCTGGGCCGTGGTCCGTTCGGTGGACGATGCGCTGGCCGCCCTTGCGCGCGCGGGGCTTGCAACGCGGGTGCGTGTGTCCCGGTCGGGATCGGACGCCGCGTGCTCGGGTGAGGTCGTCTGATGGGAGAGGCGCGGCTGCCCACCGCGCACCAGCGCATCGCCACGCGCGCTCGGCGCGAGCGCATCTGGCGCTGGGCCACGTCCGAGGACGTGGACCTAGCCCGTCGCTATGCGCATGGCAACTGCCGCGACGGCGCGCCGGCGGTCATGTGGGGCATGCTCTGCTACGCGGTGCGGGTTTCGGAGCGGGCGGACGGCCCGCTGCCTTGGAGGGGATATCCCGCGGCATCGCCCGGCGCCTGGCTCGCGCCGGACGAGGTCACGTGGTGGCAGCGGGTGGCGGCCGCCCTTCGCGGCGAAACCGACGGGGTGGTCGAGGGCGACAACCGCCCGCCACCGCCCGAGCGCATCGAGATCCTGCTGCGCGACGAGCTCCTGCAGATCTGGCACGGCCACGCGCTGCGCGGTCTGGGCGACTGGCGTCGGTTGCGGAAGGCGGTCTACGCGCTCGCCTGCGGCATCCCGCCCGGGAAGGTGCAGGCGGAGACGGGCCTGTCGCGCGACCGGCTGCGGCACGCGCGGGACCGTGCGGTCGAGGACATGCTGGTCGTCTGGTCGAGGCCGGGTTCATGAAGCGGGACACGGCGCTGGTCGGACGGGACTGCTGCAGCGGCTGGCCGGGCGACGGCCCGCGCGTGCTTTCGATCCCCGGTGGGCGACCCGCGACGATGCCCGGCGGCGCGGCCGGCGCCCCCGGGGGTCGCTCGGGTCCTTCCGGGAGGCAAAGCATGTGCGGATGGGCTGGGCGCGCAAGTCATTCAGCGGCAGGCAAAAAATCGGGGTGCGCAGGTTGGGGTGCGCACATGGGGTGCGCAGGTGCGCAGGTGCGCGACCCGCGAACATCGGGAAGCAGGAGGGACGGAATGCGGATGCTGGCGCCGGCGGAGATCCTCGCGCGGGCGGGCGGCGTTCCGGCGGTGATCGAGGCGGCCGCGTGAACGCCGGGTGCGCAAGGGGGACGTCACGATGACGCTCGCGGACCTGAACGCGCTGATCGGGGACTGAGGCCATGGGGGTGTCGCGCCGCGAATACGCCCGTCTGCGGGGCGTGTCGGAGTCGGCGGTGCGCAAGGCGATCGCCGCGGGTCGCATCACGGTCGAGCCGGACGGGACCATCGACCCGGAAACGGCCGATCGGCAGTGGGACGAGCGCACGGACCCGGCGCGCCAGCGCGGCGAACACGCGCGGCGTCTGGCAGCGGTCACGGCGGCGGGCACGGCGCGCGCGAGGGCAGCCATGGGCGCACCGCCACCGGGCACGAAGGCGGTTCCGCAGGCCGCGCTGGATGCGGTGCGGGACACCCTGCACGAGGAGGGGGCCGATTCGGAACCCGGCGAAGCGCCGGGTGGCGAGGTTTCCTTCATGCGCGCGCGACTTGCGAACGAGATCCTCAAGGCGCAGCTGCAGAAGGTGAAGCTCGGCAAGGTGAAGGGCGAGCTCGTGGATCGCGCCAGGGCGGCGCAGATGGTCTTTGATCTGGCGCGCCGCGAACGCGACGCCTGGATCGGCTGGCCGGCCCGCTTTGCCGCGAACATGGCGGCGGAGCTCGGGACGGACCCGCACCGGATGGAGGAGGTTCTGGATCGCTACCTGCGCGAGCATTTGTCTGAGCTGGCCGAGATTCGCGTGGATCTGCGATGACGGTGGTGGACTTCGATGGGGCGCAGGAGCTGCGGGCGGCCTGGCTGGCCGGTCTGGCACCTGACCCGAGGCAGACGGTGTCGGAATGGGCTGACCGGCACCGCATTCTGTCGTCGCGTGCGGCCTCGGAGGCCGGGCCGTATCGCACGTCGCGCACGCCCTACCTGCGTGAGATCATGGATGCCCTTTCCCCGTCGTCGCCGCTGCAACGGATTGTTTTCATGAAGGCCGCGCAGGTGGGCGCCACGGAGGCGGGCAACAACTGGATCGGCTATGTCATGCACCGCGCGCCCGGTCCGTTTTTGGCGGTGCAGCCGACGACGGAGCTTGCCAAGCGCCTGAGCCAGCAGCGGATCGAACCGCTGATCGAGGAAAGCCCGGTCCTGCGGGCGCTTGTCGCCCCGGCGCGGTCGCGGGATTCGGGGAACACGATCCTGGCAAAACGATTTCCGGGTGGGCAATTCGTGCTCACTGGCGCCAATTCCGCGGTGGGCCTGCGCTCGATGCCCGCGCGCTGGGTCTTCCTCGACGAGATCGACGCTTACCCCGGGGACGTGGACGGCGAGGGCGATCCGGTCGCGCTGGCGGAGGCGCGGACCGTTTCCTTCGGACACCGCGCGAAGATGTTCCTCGTCTCGACCCCGACCATCAGGGGGCTGAGCCGTATCGAGCGCGAGTTCGCCCTGTCGGACCAGCGGCGCTACCACGTCCCCTGTCCGCACTGCGGCACGCTGCAATGGTTGAAGTTCGAACGCCTGCGCTGGCCGAAGGGTCTGCCTGACCGCGTCCGCTATTTCTGCGAGGCCTGCGAGGAGCCGATCGAGGAGCGGCACAAGACCGCCTTCATGGATCCCGCGAACGGCGCGCGGTGGCTACCGACGGCACCGCCGGAGCAGCAGGAGGCTGCGCGGGCGGCGGGGAGTGCGGGGTTTCACATCTCGGCGCTCTATTCGCCGCTCGGCTGGCAGACCTGGGAGGAGATCGCACGCCTATGGGAGGCGGCACAGGGCAATGATGCGGCGCTGAAGACGGTCAAGAACACGGTTCTGGGCGAGACCTGGGCCGAGCGCGGCGAGGCGCCGGACTGGGAGCGCCTCTACGAGCGCCGCGGGCCGCACCGGCTGGGCGAGGTGGCCGAGGGGGTGATGGTGCTGACCGCGGGGGCCGACGTGCAGCGGGACCGGGTCGAGATCGACGTGTGGGGCTGGGGCCGCGGCCTGCGGTCGTGGCTTGTGGACCACATTGTCATCCAAGGGGAGATCGGCACCGATGCCGTGCGGCAGGCGCTGTCGGACCTGCTGCTGCGCACGTGGCGCCATCCGTCTGGGAGCGAGCTTCCTATCTCGCGGCTGGCGATCGATACCGGCGACGGGGCCACTACCGACGCGGTCTATGCATGGGTGCGGGCGCAGTCGCGCGACCGTGTGATGGCGATCAAGGGGATGCGGGACGGGATCGTGACGAGCCCGGTGGACGGTCCGACGTGGGTCGAGGTGACCGAGCGCGGTCGCAAGGTGCGCCGCGGTGTGCAGCTCTGGTCGGTGAAGGTGGGATACTTCAAGGCGGAGACCTACCGGTTCCTGCGGCTCGCGGCGCCCACGGACGAGGACCTCGAGGCCGGGCGCGGCTGGCCATCGGGCTTCGTGCACATCCCGCGGGGTGTCACCTCGGAATGGGTCCGCCAGCTGACGGCCGAGCAGCTTGTCACGGTGAAGACCCGGACCGGCCATGCAAAGACCGAGTGGCAGAAGCTGCGCGAGCGCAACGAGGCGCTCGACTGCCGGGTCTACGCGCGTGCCGCCGCCTGGCTTCTCGGCCTCGACCGCTGGGACGAGCCGCGCTGGGAGCAGCGGGCGCTGGCGCTGGAGCCGGTGCCCGCGCGGCCGGGCGAGGAGGCTTCGCCCGTGCCCCGGCAGCTGCCGCCGGACCTCAGGGGGGAGGATGCCTTTGCGGCGGTCCCGAAGCGCGAGCAGACCTGGCTCGGCCCGCGGCGGCGGGGGTGGCTGTGATCTGGAGTGGCGATTCCTTTGTGGAGTCGCACCGCGATCATTTCTCTTAGCCCGCGCAATGGGTTAGAGGCTGTGTTTGTCCAACCGTGAGCGTGGTTTGTCCAACCCTGCGCGCGCTGAAACGCCGGGTGGGCACTACAGGTAGAAAATTGCTTGCGCAAATGCGCAAAATATGGCAGGTTTCGCGGCAGGATCGGAGAGGCGCGCGCGGGAGACCGGCGCGCCTCCTGTCGTTTCCGGGGGGCGCATGACGGACTTCACGATCGAGGAGCTTTCGGCGCTGCGCCGGGCGCTCGCCTCGGGCACGCTGGTGGTGCGAACAGGCGACCAGGAGGTGCGCTACGGCTCCTTCGAGGATCTGCGGGCGCGCCTCGCCTACATCGAGGCGCGCATGTCGATCACGAGTGCGCCGGTGGCGCGCGGCACTGCGTTCCGGCGGGTCTGATCGTGGCACCCCGTCGCGCGGCTGGACCGGTCCCGGGTCTCTGGGACCGGCTGGTGGCGGTCTTCGCTCCTCGGCGGTCCGGGTGGCGCCTTGTCGGCGCGGCTGCCCAGCGCGGGTATGATGCGGCGTCCCGCGGTCGCGGCACGGAGGGCTGGCGCGCGATCGGCGGCGGGAGCGCGGACGCCGAGATCGCGGCCGCAGGCGCCACGCTGCGCGAGCGGATGCGCGATCTGGTGCGCAACGATCCCCTCGCCGCCAAGGCCGTCCAGGTTCTGGTCTCGAACATCGTCGGCACCGGCATCCGGCCGCGGGCGGCGGGGCCTGACCCGGCGGCGAACCGCGCGGCCGACGCGGTGTGGGCGGAATGGTCGCGCGTCGCGGATGCCGACGGGCACACGGATTTCCACGGGCTGACCCAGCTCGCGGTGCGCGAGATGATCGAGGGGGGCGAAGTCTTCGCGCGCCGCTTCCGGCGTTCGCTGACGGACCGACTGCCGGTGCCGCTGCAGATCCAGCTTCTTGAGGCCGACCACCTCGACAGTGCGCGTTTTGACCAGCGGCCGGACGGCTCGCGGATCGTGCAGGGGATCGAATACGACAGCCTCGGGCGGCGGCGGGCCTTCTGGCTCTTTCCGGATCACCCGGGCGATCCCTCGCCCATCTTCGGCCGCAGGTTCGAGTCGGTGCGGGTCGACGCCGCCAATGTAACGCATCTCTTCGAGCGGCAGCGGGTGCAGAACCGCGGCGTGCCCTGGGGCGTGCCGGCCATGCGGGCGCTGCGCGATCTCGGGGACTGGCACACCTCGGAGCTCACGCGCAAGAAGATCGAGGCGTCCATGGTGGCCTTCGTCTTCGGGGCGGACGACGAGCAGCAGTCTCTGGCGCCGGTGGTGCTGGACGCGGAAGGGAAGAGGGTCGAGCAGTTTGAGCCGGGCCTGATCGGCTATGTCCGGCACGGAAAGGACGTGAAATTCAATGCGCCTGGGTCCACCTCGGGGATCTACGAGTGGAACCGGGTGCAGCAGCACATCATCGCCGCCGGCTTCCGGGTGCCCTATGAGCTTCTGACGGGCGATCTTTCCCAGGTCAACTTCTCGTCCTCGCGGGTCGGTCTGTCGGAGTTCCGCCGGATGGTGGAGGCGGTGCAGTGGCACACGGTGATCCCGCAGTTCTGCGAGCCGATCTGGCGCTGGGTGATGGAGGTGGCGGCCACCATGGGCCGCATTCCTGACCCGGATATCCCCGCGGAGTGGGGACCGCCCAAGTTCGAGAGCGTCAATCCGCTGCAGGACGTGCAGGCCGACATCCTCGAGGTGCGCGCCGGATTCGCCACGGTGCAGCAGATGATCGCCAAGCGCGGCTACGACCCTGACGAGATCATGCGTGAATGGTCGGCCTTCGCCGCGCTGTGGGATGCCGCGGGCCTCGTGTTCGACACCGACCCGCGGCGCGTGACCAAGGGCGGCCAGACGCAGACGCCGCAACAAGGCGCGGATGGCGCTTCTTTACAGGACGGATGAATCCATGGACGAGACCACCCTTCTGATCCCGCCGCTTGTGCGGGCGGCTACCGCGTCGCTGCTTGATCGCGACGGCGAGCGCATCGTCGAGGTCGTCTGGACGACCGGCGCCACAGTTCAGAGGCGTCGGCGCGCAGGCTGGGACGAGGCCGAGGAATACGACGAGGAGCTTGTCGTCGCGCCGGGGTCCGTGCGCCTCGAGCGGATGCAGGCCGGGGTGCCGTTTCTGGACGGTCATCGCGGCTGGTCGGTGGCTTCGGTGCTGGGCTCGGTTGAGCCTGGTTCTGTGCGGATCGAGGGTGGGCGCGGGATCGCCCGTGTGCGGCTGACGGATGCGCCGGACGCGCAGCCTGCGATCCAGCGCGTGCTGGAGAAGCACGTCGCGATCTCGGTTGGCTACCGGGTGCATCGCTACGAGATCATCCGCCGCGAAGGTCAGCGCGAGCTCTGGCGCGCTGTCGACTGGGAGCCGCTGGAAATTTCGGCCGTGCCCATTCCGGCCGACGCAGGCGCGCACATCCGGGCGGACGAGATTCGAGATTGCGCGCCGAACAACTGCACGATCATCCGGGCCGAGGCGCCCGCCACCATCCAGGAAAGGAGTTCGTCCATGTCCGACGATATTGTCGCCTCGGCTTCGAATGCCGAGACCCGCGCTGTGCCGGTCACGGCGTCGCCGCCCGCAGCGGAAATCGACGCTGCGCGTGCGGAGGCCAATCGCACCGCTGCGGAGATTCTGCGCATCTGCGAGCGCCATGGGCTGCCGCATGGCTTCGCTTCTGAGTTGATCGAGCGCGGGGCGACGCTTGATCAGGCGCGCGCAGCGGTGCTGGACCGTCTGGCGCAGGACGACATGATCGGGGCGCGGCGCGCGGAGCCGGCGCCGGCCGCGCCGCGCTCGACCGGAGCGTCGGATGCGGCCTATCGCGACGCCATGTCGGAGGCGCTGCTGCACCGCCATGCGCCCTCGGAATTCGCGCTGACGGATCGGGGCCGCGAGTTCCGCGGGCTGACGCTGATCGAGCTGGCGCGGCACACGCTCGAAAGGCGCGGGATCTCGACCCGGGGCATGTCGAAGATGGAAGTGGCGACCGAGGCGCTCCTGGGTCGCGCCGGGCTGCACTCCACCAGCGACTTCCCCTTCATCCTCGCGAATGTGGCGAACAAGACGCTGCGGCAGGCCTACGAGTCCACGCCGCGGACCTTCACCGCCTGGGCGCGGCAGCGGACCATCGTCGACTTCAAGCCGGTGTCGGTCACGCAGCTCGGCGGCGCTCCCTCGCTGCTGGCGGTGCCGGAGTCGGGGGAATTCACCTACGGCACGATCGGCGAGGGTCGCGAGGTCTATGCGCTGCTCACCTACGGGCGGATCGTTGGCATCACGCGGCAGGTGCTGGTGAACGACGATCTCGACGCATTTACCCGCGTGCCGGCGGCCTACGGCGCGGCGGCTGCGGACCTCGAGTCGGATATTGTTTACTCGATCCTCACCGGAAACCCGCTCATGGCGGACGGGCAGCCGCTGTTCCACAGCTCGCACGGCAACCTCGGGACCGCCGCGGCGATCACCGAGGCGTCGCTGGCCGAGGCCTACCGCCTCTTCGGCAACCAGCGTGGGCTTGACGGGCGGCAGATCAGCGTCCTGCCGCGCTTCATCATCACGCCGCCCGGCGCGCGGTCGGTGGAGGCGCGGAAGAATGTGACCGCGACGACGCCGGACTCCGTCGGTGGTGTGAACCCCTTCGCGAACCGCCTTGAGCCGATCGAGGAGGCGCGCCTGATCGCGGCGTCGGGTCCCGACCCGTGGTTCCTCGCGGCGGACCCGGCGCGGATCGATACGGTCGAGTATGCCTATCTCGAAGGCCAGCAGGGCGTCTACACCGAGGTCCGGCAGGGCTTCGAGGTGGACGGGATCGAGATCAAGGCGCGGCACGACTTCGCCGCGAAGGCGATCGACTGGCGCGGCCTCTTCCGCAACGCCGGCGTGTGATCCTGAGCCAGCCAATGCTCGCCGCGCTGGTGTCGGCGCGGACGAGCGGCGGCCCGGTTGCTTTCCTCCCTCGGCCGGGCCGCCTTGTCCTCCATCCCGCAATTCCGGAGAGCCATCATGAAGAACTTCGTCGCGCGCGGCGAGCGCATCACCATCACCGCAACCTCCACCATCACCTCGGGCTCGGGCGTCCTGGTCGGCAGCGTGTTCGGCGTCGCGGAAGGCGACATCGCGACTGGCGCGCAAGGTGTCATCGTCCTTGAAGGCATCTTCGATCTGCCGAAGGCGCCTTCGCAGGCCTGGACGGTCGGCCAGCTGATCTACTGGGACGCCGGCAACAGCCGCGCCACCAACGTGGCCGGGTCTAACAAGCTGATCGGCGTGGCGGCTGCCCCTGTCGGCGGCGGCGCGGGCGAGACCATCGGCCGGGTCCGGCTGAACGGGGCGGGCGTCAACTGATGACCGCCTTCGCCGGGGCGATTGCTGCGATCTTCTCGGATCGCAACATTGCGCGGGATGCGGTCTATATCGCCGACGGCGGCACGCCGGTGCCGGTGCGCGTGGTCGCCCGGCGTGCCGATGCCATCACCGACTTCGGCGAGGCCCGGCTCTGGTCCGACACGACCCGGATCGACTTGCGCGTCGCCGAGGTGCCTTCTCCGCGTCCCGGCGACCGGATTGAAATCGGGGGAGACGCCTTCCTGATCCAGGGCGAGCCGGTCCGTGACGTCCAGCGGCTTGTGTGGACCGTGGACCTGCGCCCGGCGTGATCAGGATGAAGCTCAAGCTCGACATTCAGCCCGACATCGTCGCGATGATGGCGGCCGAAGTCGCGGCGGGCGAACGTGCGGTGACAACTGCCATGCGCGAGGCGGGCGCAGGCCTCAAATCCGCCTGGCGCGGTCAGATCACCGGCGCGGGTCTGGGTCAGCGGTTGGCCAACACGATCCGCAGCCAGACTTTCCCGAGGTCGGGCGAGAGCCTCAACGCCGCGGCGCTGGTCTGGTCGAACGCCCCGGTCATTGTGGGCGCTCACGATGCCGGGCCGCTGATCCGGTCGCAGAACGGGTTCTGGCTGGCGATCCCGCTGCCAGCGGCGGGCAAATCGACCCGCGGCGGACGCATCACCCCCGGCGAATGGGAACGCCGCAGCGGCCTGCGGCTGCGGTTCATCTATCGCCGCTTGGGGCCGAGCCTTCTGGTGGCGGAAGGACGGCTGAGCAGCCGAGGCTTGGCTGTGGCGTCGCGGTCGAAGACCGGGCGCGGGCTGACCACCGTGCCGGTCTTCCTGCTCGTGCCGCAGGTCAGGCTGCGCAAGCGGCTGGACCTCGCGCGGGATGCGGACCGGGCGCTCGACAGCGTGCCGGGGCTGATCGTTGCGAACTGGAAGGACTGACGCCGTGCCCCGCGAGCGACTGCCGGACCGCCGTCCCTCGGTCACCATCACCCTCGACTGGAACGGGCACAGCTTTGCGATCACTGCAGGCTACGCGCCGAACGGCCGGGTCCGCGAGGTGTTCGCGTCCGGACTTCGGGGTGGCTCGGACATGCAGCGACTGGTCGATGATGCCTGCGTCGTGATCTCGGTCGCGCTGCAGTTCGGCGCGCGTCCGGGCGATCTGCGGCGCTCGCTGGGCAGTGTTCCCGACCCGGCGGACGAGACTGTATCGAGGCCGGCCAGCGTCCTCGGGGTGATCCTTGCCGCCATCGAGCGGCTCGACGCGGACCCCTGGTGATCGAGACGGGATCGCTGCCATGCCCACCCCCCGCGAAACCGTCCTCGCCGCCCTGCACGCGCTGCTCGAAACGCTGCCGGCTACCGCCCTGCGCGGCGAGGTGCTGCCCGAGCGCGTGCCGACCGCGGGCCTCCTGATCCTGCGCGACGGCGAGCCGGGCGAGCCTGAGGTCACGCTGTCGCCCCTGCGCTACCACTACCGGCACCGGGCCGAGATCGAGGCGGTGGTGCAGGGCACGGGGCGCGACGCGGCCTTCGACACCCTTTGCGCCAGCATCGGCGCGGTGCTTGCTGCCGACCGCACGCTGGGCGGTCTTTGCGACTGGATCGAGGCAGAAGCGCCGCGCCCGGTCGATCTGCCGGTTGAGGGTGCCCCCAGCCTGAAGGCGGCGGTGATCCCGGTTGTCCTGCACTACACGACAGCCGACCCGCTCGGCTGAGGCATCTCACCAAAGGAGAACATGATGGCACGAGCTCATGGGGCGCGGGCGCAGATGGCGCTTGCGTTCGAGACGACCTACGGCACCGCGCCCGTTTCGGGCTATCGGCTGGTGCCCTTCGCCAGCACCACGCTCGGCGCTGAACAGCCGCTCATCAACAGCGAGCTTCTGGGCTACGGGCGCGATCCGCTGGCCCCGATCAAGGATGCGATCACCTCGGACGGCGATGTCGTGGTGCCGATTGACGTCGAGAACTTCGGCCTCTGGCTGAAGGCGGCCTTTGGCAATCCCATCACAACGGGTTCCGGGCCCTACACGCACGACTTCCGCTCGGGCGGCTGGTCGCTGCCCAGCATGGCCATCGAGACGGCGATGCCGGAGGTGCCGCGCTATGCGATGTATACCGGCTGCGTCTGCGACCAGCTGTCCTGGCAGATGCAGCGGTCGGGGCTCCTGACCGCCACCGCGCGGCTGGTCGCGCAGGGCGAGACCGTCGCGGGCACCTCGGCGGCGGGCACGCCGACCGCGCTCGCGCTGCAGCGGTTCGGGCACTTCAACGGGGCGATCACGCGCAACGGCACGGCGCTGGGCAACGTCGTGTCGGCCGAGGTGACCTGGTCGAACGGCATCGACCGGATCGAGACCATCCGCAACGACGGCAAGATCGACGGTGCGGACCCCGGCATGGCGTCGCTGACCGGCCGCATCGAGGTGCGCTTTGCGGACACGACGCTGGTGACGCAGGCGATCAACGGCGATTCCTGCGAGCTTGAGTTCTCGTGGAGCCTCGGGACGGATGCGAGCCTCACCTTCACCGCCCATGCGGTCTATTTGCCGCGGCCGCGGATCGAGATTCCGGGCCCGCAGGGCATCCAGGCCACCTTCGACTGGCAGGCGGCCAAGGCCGTGAGCCCCGCCCGGATGTGCACCGCCGTCCTCGTCAACACCGTCGCCAGCTACTGAGGACGGCATGCTGACCCTCGACCTCACCAACGCGCCGCAGTGGTGCGAGCTCATCCCCGGCGTGCGCGTGAAGCTGCGCCCGCTGACCACCGCGCTGATGGTGGCGGCGCTCAACGATCCGGCGGTGGCCGACCTGCCCGAGGGGACCGCAAAGGAGCGAGCGGCGCTGGCGATGGCCAAGGTGCTGGCGCGGCGTGCGATCCTTGCATGGGAGGGGATCGGCGACGCGGACGGCAACCCCATCGATCCAAGCCCCAAGGCCATCGACGCGCTGCTCGACCTCTGGCCTGCCTTCGAGGCGTTCCAGACCCGCTACGTCGCCAAGGCCCTTGTGCTGGACGCGGAAAAAAACGCCTCTGCGCCCTTGCCGAGTGGCACTTCGGTGGGGGCGACGGCTACTGCGCAGCCTGCGGGACACCCTGTCCCGACTGCCCCGCACGGGTGAACCAGCCGCAGACGTGGGAGGGCGCGCAGGTCTGGGATCTGGCCCAGCGCCTCGGCGGCCAGCTGCGTGTCATCCCCGGCGCGGTGATCGGCTGGGACATGGGCGCGGCGCTGGCCCTGGGCGCGGCGCTCGGCATCTCCCCGCCCGCCATGGCCGAACTGCTGCCCGCCCTCGAGGCGGTGATGGTGCGCAAGATCAACGAACAGATCGCGGCCAGCCGCGACTGACCCTCTCCGGAGCCCCGATCCCATGGCCGAGAAACGCGTCTCCGTCCGGCTTGTCGCGGTGGGCGGTCGTCAGGTCCGCGCCGAGCTGGAAGGCATCGGCGATGCCGGCACGCGCGGAATGCGGCGGCTGTCGACCGAGATGGAGATGGCCAACGCCCGGCTTGCGGCCTTCGCGCAGCGCGCTCGGATCGCTGCGGCGGCCGCGGCCGGGGCGCTGGCCGCAGCGGCCACGGCGGCGATCCGCTCGGCGCTTTCGACCGTCGATGCGCAGGCCAAGCTTGCGGCGTCGCTCGGTACGACGGTCGAGAGCATCCAGGTGCTCGAACGCGCGGGCGATCTGGCCGGCGTCTCGATGGGCGAGATCGAACAGGCGACGAAGAAGCTCACCACGCGGCTGTCGGAGGCGGCTGGCGGCTCCGGCGCGGCGGCGAAGGCGCTCGAACGCCTCAACCTGAAAGCGGCCGACCTGCAGGCGCTGCCGCTCGACCAGCGCATCGCAGCCATTCAGGACGCGCTGAATCGCTTCGTGCCGGAGGCCGAACGCGCAGCGGTCGCATCGGACCTCTTCGGCGACCGCACGGCGCTGGCGTTGCTGCGGATCGACACGGAGACGCTGCGGCAGGCCGCCAGGGACGTGCGCGATTTCGGGGTCGTCGTCTCGGAGCAGGATGCGCGCCGGATCGAGCGGACGAACGACGCGATTTCGCGGCTGGGTCTGATCTGGCGCGGGCTCTCGAACCAGCTCGCGGTCGCTGCCGCGCCTGCGCTCGAGGCGGTGGCGAACGCCATGGCGGCCGTGGCGCGCACGACCGGGCCGCTCGGCATCGCGATCCGGACGCTGTTCGACAATCTGGGGCGGCTGGCCAGCTATGCCGCGACCTTCGCCGCCTTCATGGCCGGGCGCTGGGTTGCCGGGCTGGCGGCGGCGGCCCTGTCGGTGCGCGGGATGGCCACGGCGCTGGTGGTCCTGCGCGGCGCGCTGATCCGCACCGGCATCGGGGCGCTGATCGTCGGCGCAGGCGAGCTGGTCTATCAGTTCTCGCAGCTCGTGACCCGGGTCGGAAGCGTGGGCGAGGCGTTCCGGCTGCTGGGCGATCTGGCCAGCGAGGTCTGGTCGCGGATGGGGCTGGCGCTGGACGCGGCGCTTGCCCGCATGGCGGCCGGATGGGAGGGGTTGAAGGCCGCGGGCCTTGAGGCGCTTGAAGGGATCGTCGAGGGCGTGGTCAGCTTCGGCGACCGGACGGTGGCGGTCTTTCAGGGTGCCTATGACGCGGCCGTGGCGATCTTTGCCAGCCTCCCGGGCGCCATCGGCGATTTCGCGTTTCAGGCGGCGAACGGGCTGATCTCGGGCGTCGAGGCGATGCTGAATGGCGTCGTGGCGCGGATCAACCGGTTCATCAATGCGCTGAACAAGGCGCTGGCCCTCCTGCCCGAATGGGCCACCGGCGAAGGCGGAGTGCGGATTGGCACGCTCGACCCGGTGGAACTGGGGCGCATCGGCAATCCCTTCGAAGGCGCCGCGACCGCAGCCGGTGCCGCCGCCGCGGATGCCTTCTCGGCCGCACTGTCGCGCACTTTCCTGGAGGCGCCCGACCTTGGCCTCGGCGCGCTGTCCGACGATGCCCGCGCGCAAGCCGAGGCCTTGCGCGAGACGGCGGGCGTGCTGGCCGACGCCGCCGGTCAGCCGTTGGCCAGCTGGCAGGCGCTGAAGGACGCGGTGGCAGGCGCGGGAGCCGAGGGCGAGGAAGCCCTGCGCGGGGCATCGGCTGCGGCGGGGGCATTGGCTGAAGAACTTGACGAGACCGGCCGGGCGGCGGGCCGCGCCGGCGGGGCGGGGCGACAGGCGGGAGAGGACAGCGCGGCTGGAGCCGGGCAGGCTCTCACGGGCTGGCAGGCGGTCACCGCGGCGCTGGCCGACTACGCGGCCAGGGCGCGCGACATCGGCCAGGACATCGGCAACGCGCTGGTGGGCGCGTTCCAGCGCGCGGAGGACGCCATTGTCGAGTTCGTGCGCAAGGGCAAGCTCGACTTCCGCGACCTGGTGACCTCGATGATCGCCGATCTGGCGAGGCTGGCCGCAAGGAAGTTCATCCTCGGCCCGCTGGCGGGGCTCCTGTCGGGCGTCCTCGGCGGCGCAGGCGGCCTGTTCGCCTCGGTGCTGCACGCGGGTGGGGTGGTCGGCGCGCCTGGTCCCGGCCGGATGGTCCCGGCGCTGGCCTTCGCCAATGCTCCGCGCATGCACGCGGGCGGTTGGGCCGGGCTGCGCCCCGACGAGGTGCCTGCCATCCTGCAACGCGGGGAGCTGGTGCTGTCGCGCAAGGAGGCGGCGCGCTACGGCCAGTCGGACGCGCAGCCCGTCAACATCACGATCATGGCGCGCGACGTCGAGAGCTTCCGCCAGTCGCGGACGCAGATTGCCGCTGACATCGCCCGTGCCGTGGCGCTGGGCAGGCGAGGCATGTGATGGCGTTCCACGAAGTGCGGTTCCCGGATGACATCAGCCGTGGCGCACGGGGCGGGCCGGAGCGGCGCACGCAGATCGTCGAACTGGCCTCGGGCGCTGAGGAGCGCAACGCCAGCTGGGCCAATTCGCGCCGCCGCTATGACGTGGCCTATGGCATCCGCCGCGCCGATGATCTGGCGGCGGTCGTGGCCTTCTTCGAGGCCCGCAATGGCCGTCTCCACGGCTTCCGCTTCAAGGACTGGGCCGACTTCAAGTCCTGCCTGCCATCGCAGACGCCCGCGCCGACCGATCAGCCCATCGGCACCGGCAACGGGTCGGCGACGCAGTTCCAGCTGGTCAAGCGCTACACCTCGGGCAACCAGACATGGGTGCGGGCCATCACCAAGCCCGTTGCCGGGACGGTGACCATCGCCCTGAACGGCACGCCGCAAGGCTCGGGCTGGTCGGTCTCGACGGCCACTGGCCTCGTCACCTTCACCACGGCGCCCGGCAATGGCGTTGCCATCACCGCAGGCTTCGAATTCGACGTCCCCGTGCGCTTCGACACCGACGCGATGGACGTTACCCTTGACATCGAGCGGCTCGGATCGATCACCTCCATACCTCTTGTGGAGATCCGCACGTGAGCAGCGACAAGGGCATCTGGCATCTTGTGCTGGTTGAACTGGCGGCGACGCAGGCGCTGATCCTTGCCGCCTGGGGCGCGCTCGGCGGTGCGACCAATGCCCTGACCACGCGGATGCGACTGCGCGACGCGCTGCGCCACGTCCTGCTTGGCGCTTTGATTGCGGTGGGCATGGGCAGCCTTTCGATGGCGCTCGTCACCGCCTGGCTTGGCCTGCCGCCGCAGGCGATTCCCGCGGGCGGGGCGGCGGGCTCGGCCGCCTATCTCGTCGGTGTCTTCGGACCGGCCTTCATCGAGCTTGTCCTTGCCCGGCTGCGCGGTGCGAAGGGAGGGGCAGACAATGAATGACCTTCTCCGCCTCGCGCGCGCTGTTCGCTGCGATGCAAGCGATCCGGGTCAGGTGTTCAGCCACCGCCTTCGCGTCGGTCTGGCCATCGCCGCGCTGATCCTCCTCCTGTCGCTGCTCCTGAGATAATCCCATGCAGACCACCGACCGGGGCCTTCTGGCCCTCGTCCGGCACGAAGGCATCGTGCCCGGACCCTATCTCGACGTGAAGGACGTCTGGACCTTCGGCATCGGCCACACCGCCGCGGCCGGGCCGCCGGACCCCGCGACGATGCCGCGCGGCATGCCTGCCGACCTCGATGCCGGGATCCGCGAGGCCTTCCGGGTCTTCCGCACCGACCTCGCTGTCTACGAGGCCGAGGTGCGCCGCGCGGTCAAGGTGGCGCTCGCCCCGCACGAGTTCGATGCGCTGGTGTCCTTCCATTACAACACCGGCGCCATCGCCCGGGCGACGCTGACGAAACTGCTGAATTCCGGCAATCGCGCAGCAGCCGCCGACGCGTTCCTGAACTGGCGGCGGCCTTCCGCGATCATCCCGCGCCGCGAGGCCGAGCGCGACCTGTTCCGGCATGGCCGCTATCCCGGCGGCACGATCCCGGTCTGGGCCGTGGACCGCGGCGGCCGTGTCGATTTTTCGCGGCCGATCCGGCTTCTGACCGAGGGCGAGGCGCTCGCGCTTCTGCGCCCGCTCCCCGCGCTCCCCGCGCCGGCCGCCCCGCAACAGCCCGTGCCCGCGCCCGGCTGGCTTGCGCGGCTGGCAGCCTTCTTCTCCACCCTGATCCGGAGGGCCTGATCCCATGCGCTACATTCGCCCCAACTCGCTCACCTGGTGGGCAGGGCTGCTCGCAATATTCACCGGCGTCGCCTCTCTGGCGGTGCCTGCCGATGGGGCACTGGGGGAGTTGTCTCGCCTGATTGCGCAATTGACTGGTTCAGGCGACACGTCACCGGCCGGACTGATCGCCCTGGGCCTTGGCCTGATCGGACTGCGTGACCGGATCGAGCGCGGGTTCCACGGCGATGATTGAGTTCCTTGCGAGGCTAGTCGTGGGCGGTGCTGTCGGCGTGTTCGCGATGGCGCTATTCATGGCAGCCGCGGACGACGATCGGCCATGAAAGCCCTCTCGCCCGCGCTGCAAGCGCATCTCGACGAGGGGACAACGACGCTTGCCTGGTGCTGGCGGATCACCCGTGCCGATGGCGTCACCTTTGGCTTCACCGACCACGACCAAACCCTCACCTTCGACGGGACCGAGTTCGAGCCGGAAAGCGGGCTGACGGCGTCCGAAGTCCGATCCGGCTCCGATCTGTCCGTGGACGCGCAGGACGCGCAAGGCGTGCTGACCTCCGACCGGATCACCGAGACCGACATTCTCGACGGCCGATGGGACAATGCGGCGGTGGAGGTCTGGCGGGTGAACTGGTTGGACACGAGCCAGCGCGTGCTACTCCGCCGCGGGGCCATCGGCCAGATCCGGCGCGGGCGCGCGGCCTTCGTGGCCGAGGTGCGCAGCCTCGCCCATGTGCTCGGCCAGACCGTCGGGCGGACGTTCCAGGCCACCTGCGACGCCACGCTTGGCGATGCGCGCTGCGGGGTGAACATCGAAGCCCCGGCGTTCAAGGGGACCGGGGTGGTGATCGACGTGCTGCGCGACCGGGTCTTCACAGCCTCCGGTCTCGGGGGGTTCGATGCGGGCTGGTTCGCGTTCGGGTTCGTAGCGTGGACGAGCGGCGCGAACTCCGGGCGGCGGGTCGAGGTTCTCTCGCACGACCTTGTCGACGGTGTCGCCATCTTGACCCTGCTGGAAGCACCGGTGCGACCGATTGCGGCGACGGATGTGTTCGTGGTCCGGGCGGGCTGCGACAAGCGGATCGCGACCTGCGGCGCCAAGTTCAACAACGTCGCGAACTGCCGCGGCTTTCCGCACATCCCCGGTCAGGATGCAGTCCTGCGCTACGCCACCCGGGACGGCGGCCATGAGGGGGCGGTGCTGTGACACAGTCCGTCACGACCGCCGATTCTGCATTGGTCATCGCCGTCGCGCGGTCCTGGCTCGGCACGCCCTATCACGACCAGGCGAGCCTCAAGGGCGTCGGCTGCGACTGCCTCGGGCTTGCGCGCGGCGTCTGGCGCGAGGTGGTCGGCCCCGAGCCGTTCGCGGTTCCACCCTACAGCCGCGACTGGGGCGAGAGCGGGCCGCACGAGGTGCTGGCCGAGGGCGCGCGGCGTGTGATGGTCGAGATCGCGCCAGCTGACGCCGGGCTCGGCGCGCTGGTGTTGTTTCGGATGATGCCCCGCGCCATCGCCAAGCATGTCGGCATCCTCAGCAGTCCCGACACCTTCCTCCATGCCTACGAGCGCGTCGGCGTGATCGAGGAACCGCTGACGTCCGCCTGGCGCCGCCGCATCGCCTTCGCCTTCCTGTTCCCTCCACGCTGAGATTTTTCTATGGCCACGCTTGTCCTCGGCACGCTCGGCTCCGCCATCGGCGGCGCCATCGGCGGCTCGATTCTGGGCGTCACTGCTGCGACCATCGGCGGCTTCATCGGCTCCACCATCGGCTCGGTGGTGGACAGCTGGATCGTGTCCTCGCTCGCCCCCGCGCAGAAGATCGAGGGCCCGCGGCTGGAGTCCCTGCGCATCATGTCCGCGACCGAGGGGGCGGTGATCCCGCGCCTCTACGGGCGGATGCGCATCGGCGGCAACGTCATCTGGGCGACCGATTTCCGGGAAGAGGTCAGGACCACCAGGCAGGGCGGCGGCAAGGGCGGCGGCCCCAAGGTCAAGACGACGGAATACCTCTACTTTGCCAGCTTCGCAGTAGCCTTGTGCGAAGGCCCCATCACCGGCATCGGCCGCATCTGGGCCGACGGCAAGCCGCTCGACATGACCGGCATCACCTGGCGCTGGTATCCCGGCAGCGAGACCCAGACGCCAGACCCGTTCATCGCCGCCAGGATGGGCGCCGCCAACACCCCCGCCTATCGCGGGACGGCCTATGTCGTCTTCGAGGAACTGGCGCTTTCGACCTACGGCAACCGCCTGCCGCAGCTGTCCTTCGAGGTCTTCCGGCCGCTGGCCGACCCCGACACCGCCGAGGGGCTGGTCAAGGCGGTGACGATGATCCCCGCCTCGGGCGAGTTCGTCTATGCCACGGAGACGATCCGCAAGGGCACGGGCGGGACGACTGCGGCCGAGAACCAGAACGCAGTGCCGGACAAAGCCGACATGGTCGTGGCGCTGGACCGGCTGCAGGCCATGGCCCCGGCCGTCGAAAGCGTCAGCCTGGTCGTGGCCTGGTTCGGCGACGACCTGCGCGCGGGCAATTGCCAGATCAGGCCGGGCGTGGAGGCGGCGGCCAAGACCACCAGCCCGAAGGTCTGGTCCGTGAATGGCGTGACGCGGGCGCAAGCCGTTCTGCTCGGCAGCGACGAAGACGGGCGTCCCGTCTACGGCGGCACGCCGGCGGATTTCGCGGTGGTGCAGGCGATCCAGGAGATGAAGGCGCGCGGGCTGCGGGTGACGTTCTATCCCTTCGTCATGATGAACGTGCCGCCCGGCAACACGCTGCCCAACCCCTACAGCGACAATGCCGCGACGCCGGGCCAGCCGGTCTTTCCCTGGCGGGGGCGGATCACCTGCTCGCCGGCGGCGGGCTTTGCCGGGAGCGTGGACAAGACGGCGGCTGCGGCGGCGCAGGTCTCGGCCTTTTTCGGCACCGCCACCCCGGCGCAGTTCGCGGTGTCGGACGACAGCGTCAGCTGGACCGGCCCTGCGGACGAATGGGGCCTGCGCCGGATGATCCTGCACTACGCCCATCTCTGCACGGTGGCCGGCGGGGTCGATGCCTTCCTGATCGGCACCGAGATGCGCGGGCTGACGACGATCCGCTCGAGCGCCAGCGCCTATCCTGCCGTGACCGCCTTCAAGACACTGGCGGCGGATGTGAAGTCGATCCTCGGGCCGGGCACCAAGGTCGGCTATGCGGCGGACTGGTCGGAATACTTCGGCCATCATCCGCAGGACGGCAGCGGCGACGTGTTCTTCCACCTCGACCCGCTGTGGTCGGATGCCAACATCGACTTCGTGGGCATCGACAACTACATGCCGCTGTCGGACTGGCGCGACGGGTTCGACCACCTCGACGCGCAGGCAGGCTGGCCCGCGATCCACGACCGCGCCTATCTGCAGGCCAACATCGCCGGTGGCGAGGGCTTCGACTGGTTCTATGCATCGGCCGCGAATCGGGCGGCGCAGGTCCGCACTCCGATCACCGATGGCGTCTACGGTAAACCGTGGGTTTTTCGCTACAAGGACCTCCGATCGTGGTGGTCGAACCCGCATTACAACCGGCCAGGCGGCGTCGAGAGCAGCACGCCCACCGAATGGGTGCCGCAGTCTAAGCCCATCTGGTTCACCGAGCTCGGCTGCCCGGCCATCGACCGAGGCACCAACCAGCCGAACGTCTTCTTCGACCCGAAGTCGTCGGAGAGCTTCATTCCGTATTTCTCCCGCGGCTGGCGCGACGATGCCATCCAGCGCGCCTATCTGGAGGCCCACTACCTCTGGTGGGGCGAGGCGGCGAACAACCCCATATCGACGGTCTACGGCGACCGGATGCTCCATGTCCCCGAATGCGCCGCCTGGACCTGGGACGCGCGGCCCTATCCCTTCTTCCCGGAGCGGACGGACATCTGGGGCGATGGGCCGAACTGGAGGCTGGGCCACTGGCTGACGGGACGGCTCGGCGCGGTGTCGCTGGCGGCCCTCGTGCGGCACCTCTGCCTGCGCGCGGGCCTGCCCGAGTCCCGCATCGATGTCTCCGGCCTCTGGGGCGCGATCGAAGGCTATGCCATCACGGCGCTCGAAAGCCCGCGTGCATCGATCACCACACTGTCGCGGCACTTCGGCTTCGATGCCATCGAGACCGAGGGCGTGATCCGCTTCCGTCTGCGCGGCCGCGCCCCGGCAGCCACGCTGGGCACCGACGATCTGGTCGCCAGCCGCGAAGGCGAGGACTTCGAGCTGACCCGCGGCCAGGAAACGGAACTGCCGCAGGCGCTGAAGTGGCAGGTCGCCCGTGCCGACGAGGACTATGACGCAGCCCTCGTCGAGGCGCGGCGCATCACCGTCGACACGACCCGGATCGCCTCCGAGGCCTTCCCCATGGCAATTGCCCCGGAGGAGGCTGAGCGTCGCTGCCGCCGCGCGCTGATGGAAGCCTGGATCGGCCGCGAGACCGCGACCTTCCGCCTGCCGCCCTCGCGCCTCGCGCTGGACCCCGCCGACGTGATCGGGCTCGCGCATGACGGCCGGGAGGTCGAGTTTCGCCTCGTGTCGGTCGCCGACGCCGAGGCACGCGGGATCGAGGCGCTGCGCCAGGACCGCGCCGCCTATGACCTGCCGCCCGGCGAGCCGCGCCCGGCGTCGCTCGCAAGCCCGGTCATTTTCGGCACACCGCAAGTCGTGATGCTCGACCTGCCGCAGCTCAGCGAGGACCAGCCCGCCCATCGCCCGCTGATCGCCGCCCATGCCAGCCCTTGGCCCGGCGAGATCGCGGTCTTCCGCAGCGCGTCCACGGACGGGTTCGCGTTGCTGACCACCTTCGGCAGCCGGGCGCGGATCGGCACGCTGGCCTTCGACCTCTTTCCCGGCCCCACCTCGCGCTTCGATCTCGGCAACGTGCTGGTGGTCGATCTTCTGTCCGGAACGCTGGAAAGCGTGACCGACGTTGCCCTGTTCGGCGGCGCCAATGCGCTGGCGGTCGAGACCGCCGCTGGCCAATGGGAGATCGTCCAGGCAGGCGCGGCCCAGCTGATCGCTCCCCGTCGCTACCGCCTGACCCGCCTGTTGCGAGGCCAGCGCGGAACGGAGCATGCCATGGGCAACCCCGCCCCGGCCGGGGCGCGGGTGGTCGTGCTGGGCGACAGCCTTGCCGCGCTGCCCATCGCCGAGGCCGACCTCGGCCTGCCGTGGAACTGGCGCGTGGGCCCGGCCGCGCGGGCGGTCAGCGACGCGAGCTACACCGCGCTGGGCTTCACCCCGGCCGGGCGCGGCCTTGTCCCCTTCGCCCCGGTTCATGTCGAACAGCCATGGCGGACCGCGCGCGCCCCGGGCGATCTGACCATCCGCTGGACAAGGCGGTCGCGCGCGCTGGCCGCGGATGCCTGGGAGCAGGTCGAGGTGCCGCTGGCCGAAGACATCGAGGCGTACGACGTCCAGATCCTCGATGGCCAGGCCGTCAAGCGCACGCTGACCAGCAGCACGACCTCCGTGCTCTACTCGGCCGCGCAGCAGACGGCCGATTGGGGCGCGCTGCTGGGGCCCGGCCAGACGCTGGCAATCCGCATCTATCAGCTCTCGAACCGCCTCGGTCGCGGCACGCCCGCCGCGGTCACGCTGCAATTCTGATCCCAACCCGCGGGAACCGCCATGTCCGACACCACGACCCATCTGGGCCTGCCCTATCTCCTAGCAGCGCAGGCGCAGAAGCATGTCACCCACAACGAGGCGCTGCGCCTGCTCGATGCCATGGTGCAGCTCTCGGTCCTCGACCGCACCCGCACCTCGCCCCCGGCCAGCCCGGCCGACGGCGACCGGCACATCGTGGCCTCGGGCGCGACGGGGCTCTGGGCAGGGTGGGACCTGAACATCGCCTACCGGGTCGACGGCGCGTGGATCCGGCTGGTGCCGCGCGTGGGCTGGCAGGTCTGGGTTGGCGATGAGGGGGTGCCGCTGGTCTGGACCGGCAGCGCGTGGCAGGACGTGGCAGATCGCCCGTTGCAGGTGCCGAGGATCGGCGTGAACACCACGTCAGATAACACCAACCGCCTCTCGGTCGCCTCTCCTGCAACGCTGCTGAACCACGCGGGCGCGGGCCACCAGCTCAAGATCAACAAGGCCGCCGCGACCGACACCGCAAGCCTGCTGTTCCAGACCGGCTTCTCGGGCCGGGCCGAGATGGGCACCGCCGGCACGGACGGCTTTTCGGTGACGGTCAGCGCCGACGGCAGCACCTGGCACGAGGCGCTGGTGGCCGACCCCGCAACCGGCAGCCTGAGCGCGCCGCAGGGGCTGCGCCTGTCCGACGGCACCGCCGCCGCCCCGGCGCTGTCGTTCTCCGCCGACCCCGACACCGGGCTCTACCGAGCCGGTGCCGATCAGATCGGAGCGGCCACCGGCGGTGTGCAGCGGTTCCTTCTGTCCACTACCGCGCTGTCGCTGACCTTGCCCCTGCTGGCTGCGGACGGGACTGCCGCAGCGCCGTCGCTGTCGTTCTCCGCCGATCCCGACACCGGGATATACAGGGCCGGTGGCGACACGCTCGGGTTCGCGACTGCGGGTGCAATCGTCGGCAGGTTCGACTCGGCCGGCCGGTTCATCGTCGGACCCGGAGCCTCGCAGAACGTCGGCGGCCAGGGCAGCGCACAAGTCATTGGCGCGGGCGCGCGGTTTGGCCTGCACCGCTTCAATGCAGGGGCAGGGTTCGGCCCTGTCATCGTCCTCTCGCACTCCCGGTCAAATACCGTCGGGGAAGTCGTCAGCCTGAACTCGGGCGATGCCATCGGGCAGATTCAGTTCTACGGCGCGAGCACCGGCGGGGCCTACGCCATGGGCGCGGACATCACGGCCTCGGTGGCGGCCACCCCGTCGGGCGGTGACATGCCCGCCCACATCCGCCTGCGCACGACGCCCGTGGGCGGGACGACGCCGACCGAGCGGGTGCGGATCACATCCGCGGGCGAGGTCGGCATCGGCACCGCATCGCCCACGGCGCCCCTGCACGTCAACGGTGCGGTGCGGGTGGGCAGCTTCACCGTCGCCACCGTCCCCTCGGCCAGCGGCATGGGCGCGGGGGCGGTCATCTACGTCTCGAACGAGACGGGCGGCGCGGTGCCGGCCTTCTCGGACGGCACCAACTGGCGGCGCGTCACCGACCGCGCGATCATTTCCTGATGGAGGCAGCCATGGCACTGGAAGAACGCACCCGGCTCTACGAGTTCCTCGCCCGGCTCGACCGCACGCCCGAGGGCGACAGGATCGTGGGGATGCAGGTGCAGACCATCACCGAGATTCTGCGCGACGGCGAGGTGATCGCGGCGACGATCAACCCGGCCACCCCGCTCGACTGGGCAGGGCTGGCGGCGCTGATGCACCACGACGACCGCGCGGCGCTGCTGGCCGAGCTGGGCTGAGGTTTTGAGCTGGCCTGTCTGACGCTGCCGTGGACGCGCTGTTCGGATGGGCCTGACCGCGCTTTGAATCGAGTTCCGCAGCGACTGCTGGACGTCGAAATACTGCGGAAGGTCGGTTTTCCTCTTTCGCAACAGGTTCTTGATGTGTTCCGGCGGTGTTTTCCAGTGAAAACATTGATTCAAGTGGATATTCAGCGGATTGCAAATCCGTGTAGATCGGTTCGATTCCGATACCCGCCTCCATTTCTTTTCAAAGGGGTGGCAGACATTCGGACCGAGTGCCGCGGAACGGTTTTCCCATCGGTTTTCCCCTTTCCCGTTCCGTGCCGGGAACGTTCCGCAGGGCTCGTGCGCCCCGGCCGTCGACCCGCCATGATCCTCCGTGAAACGGCAGTCAACCCTTGTTCCGGCATTGTTCGTGTGCGAGTGTGGGAAAAACAGTCCCGGGGGGTTGCCGTCATGACCGAGTTCTCCGAGCTGCGCTGCGCCGCGCCGCCGCCCTCGCGCTCAACGACGTGGCGGCTCTGCTCGGGGTCTCGAAGAGCACCGTCTACCGCTGGGAACATGGCGAGGTCGCAGCCGACGCGGAGGCGCTGACGCGGCTGCGCCGGCTGGGCGAGCCGCGCCTGCCGCTGGGCGATTTCCGCTTCATCGACCTGTTCGCGGGAATCGGCGGCCTGAGGCGCGGGTTCGATGCCATCGGCGGGCGCTGCGTCTTCACCTCGGAATGGGATCGCTTCGCGGAGCGGACCTACCGCGCCAACTTCCGTGACGGGCCGGAGCACCGGTTCGAGGGCGACATCACGAGGGTCGATCCGGCTTCGATTCCGGATCACGACGTGCTTCTGGCGGGCTTTCCGTGCCAGCCCTTCTCGATCGCCGGGGTGTCGAAGAAGAACGCGCTCGGTCGGGCGCACGGCTTCGCCTGCGACACCCAGGGCACCCTGTTCTTCGACGTCGCCCGGATCATCGAGGCCAAGCGGCCGAAGGTCGTTCTGCTCGAGAACGTCCGGAACCTGCTGTCGCACGACCGGGGGAACACCTTCCGGGTCATCCGCTCGGTGCTGACCGAGGAGCTTGGCTACCGCATCGATCATCGCGTCATCGATGCGCGCTGCTTCGTTCCGCAACACCGCGAGCGGATCTTCATCGCGGCCGTGCGCGGCGATCTCGGGCTCGACGTGGACCTGCAGACCATGCAGCTGCCACCGGTCGAAGAGGGGCCGCGCCTGGGTTCCATCCTGCACCGGGAGGACGGCTCGGAGCATGATCCGCAGTTCCTCGACGAGCACGGCCGCGTGCAGGCGCGCTACACCCTGTCGGACCACCTCTGGGGCTACCTGCAGGCCTATGCCGAGAAGCATCGCGCCAGGGGCAACGGGTTCGGCTTCGGGCTGACGGGGCCGGACGATGTCGCCCGCACGCTCTCGGCCCGCTACCACAAGGACGGCTCCGAGATCCTCGTCGATCAGGGGCCGGGCCGGAACCCCCGTCGCCTGACGCCGCGGGAATGCGCGCATCTGATGGGCTTCGACCGGCCCGACGGCGCGGACTTCGTGATCCCCGTGTCGGACACCCAGGCCTATCGCCAGTTCGGCAATTCGGTGGTGGTCCCGGTCGTCACGGCCGTCGCGCGCCATCTGCGGCCCGTCATCCTGCGCGCGGTCTCGATCGGGCGGGTGCTGGACACGGTCGCCGCGGAGTGACCGCGTGCGCTACGGCTTCCTCTCCGACCATTTCGTCCGCATCGCCGCAAAGCGGCTGGCCGCTGTGGAGGCCGATACCCGCCGGTCGAACCAGCACGAGTTCAACGGGGTCGAGGCGCTGCGCAATGTCCTCGGTCCCGAGGAGTTCCGCAACCGCCCTGCCCGGTTCATCCGGCTCAGCGGCGAGAACGAAGCGGTGACGGACACCGCGCCGGTGTCGTGGTACGACTCCCGCCGCAACCAGCCCCATCGCTCGGCAGAGTGGCGGCTGTACTTCAAGGCGAACGCGGTCATGGAACTGGCCTCGGAGCGCGACCTGCTGGTCATCGGCCTGCGGGCGGACGGCGAGATCCTGTTCATCGTCGCTCCCGAGGGTTCGACCCTCGAAAATCAGATCGCCTGGCTCTTCGGCCTTGACGGCGAACTGGGCGGCGGGTTCCGCTTTGCCGACTACGAGGGCGGCAACGACCGCGGGCTCGACTTCGTCGCGAATTACATCCTCGAGGAGCTCGGGATCGAACCGGCCGAGCCCGAGGCCGATCGCCTCGATCGCATCGTCGCGGACTGGGACGTCGATTTTCCGCCCTCTCGTGAGCTCTCCGCCGCGGCCCGGAAACACGCGGGTGCGCCGGACCCGCGCGAGGATCCCGACGGCGCCCTGATGGGGTGGATCGAATTCGAGGAGGCACTGTTCCGCAGGCTCGAGCGGCTGGTGGTGGCCGAGCGCCTCAGGGCCGGTTTCGTCGCCGCCGGCGAGGCCGATGTCGACGGCTTCCTGTCGTTCTCCCTGTCGGTTCAGAACCGCCGCAAGTCGCGGATGGGCCTGTCGGTCGAGAACCATGTCGAGGCCATCCTGACCACCTGCGGGATCCGGCACGAGCGCGGCGCGCGGACCGAGGGCAGGAGTCGCCCGGACTTCCTGTTTCCCTCATCCGCCGCCTACCATGACCCGGACTTCGACCCGCTGCTTCTGTCGATGCTCGGAGTGAAGTCGACCCTCAAGGACCGGTGGCGTCAGGTGCTGGCCGAGGCGGCGCGTATCGACCGCAAGCACCTGCTGACCCTCGAGCCGGGGATCTCGGTCGCGCAGACCGACGAGATGGCACGCAACGGCCTGCAGCTGGTCGTGCCCGCCGGCCTGCATCGGACCTTCACCGGGCCGCAGGCGGCATGGCTCATGGATTTCAAAGAGTTTCTGGAACTGGTCGCCGCCCGGCAGACGGGGGCAGGCGCTTGCGGATGACGGCCGCGAGGCTGTCGGGATTCCCGGCCTCGCATTCCCAGATCACGACGACCTGCCAGCCCGCGGCCTCGAGCGCCGCGGCCTTCCGGGCGTCGCGCTCGACATTGGCGGCGAATTTCGCCTGCCAGAAGTCGCTTCGCGTGCCGGGTGTGGTCGCGTTGCGGCAACCCTCGTGCCGGTGCCAGTAGCACCCGTGCACGAAGATCGCGATGCGCTGGCGGACCAGCACGATGTCCGGCGTCCCCGGCAGATCGCGGCGATGCAGGCGGAACCGGAAGCCCGCCGCATGGAGCGCCCTCCGGACCGCGAGCTCGGGACCGGTGTCGCGGCCGCGGATGCGGGCCATGTTGGCGCTGCGCGCCTGAGGGGTGAGTCTGTCAGCCATGCCGCTTCGCCTCCGTGCGGAGCAGTCCGGGGCAACGGCTGCACTCCGCGAGCCCTTTGCGACCTGCTCGGGATGGATGGCAGCACCGCTTGCCGGCCGCGGTCAACCTGCGCCCCGCATCATGGACAGCGCCGTGCGGAGGCGGTCCGTATGCCGAGAAAGCCCCCGGCGCGAGCGCCGGGGGAGTGCCGACAGGGAGGAGCCGGGATTGCCCGCCCGGCGCGGGATCTGCGTGGCGAAGCGGAGCGGCGAAATCTCGTCAGGGCAGACGCGGACGGGGGCTCGGTCACTCATGGTTGCAAAGGGTCGACCGGCGATCCAGCAGATCGTCGAGCCACGGAGCGCCACCCGGAGGTCGTCCGACCACCGCTTCGGCGCGCCGCAGAAGATCGAGAAGTGGCGCGACCACCTCGCAGGTCGCCGGGTCGACAGTTTCAAGACGCGGAACAAGCTTGTCGCCATGCCGCTCAAGTTTCGCCTCCACAAGGATCATCGCCTGTGCCTCGGCGCGCAGTTCCTCGAGCGCCTCGCGCAGCAGCAGCAACACCCGGTCATGAACATCCGCGCGGACGTAGGCGGTGTCGCGCGCGTCCACGGCGCAGTCGCACCATGTGACCTCGTGGCAGGCGCGCGCTGCGTCATAGTCGCCGGCATCCTGCAACCGGATGCGCTCAGGTGCCGGCATCTTCGGCACTCCGCTTCAGCCGCAGGATCGCCAGCGCAGCCTCGAGCGCGCCGATCTTCATGTCGTCAGTTTCCAGCATCCCTCCCTCTCTGACGATCCGTCGACATTCGGCCGCCGCCATGGCCATCCCGGCGTGCCAGCCCGCGCGCCAGTCTTCGCTGCGATCATTCGCGCCCATCGCACGCATCCTCCTCCGTTGAGCTTGTGGTCAAGATCCGGGCCGGCAACTCGGTAATTGCCGCGGCACGATCAGACAGCAGATCCCGACGGCAGGTTCCTTCCGGCTCGCCGTCGTCGCCGTGGCAGGGTTCGCACCTGCTGTCCTGATCGGGCGCAACGATGGGCACAGACAGCGTCATGGAGGCGTATTCGCTGTCCACGCTGATCGAGATCTCCACTGACGGTGGCCGGTCGAGCGCCCTGACGTCGACAAGCCCGAGGAGCGTCGACAGCGCCTCAAGGACCGGGCGGTCGACGTCGTTCCAGAATTCGGGCGGTGGAAGCGCGCTCATGTCGCGTCCTGCGTTTGTCGCGCATTTGGCAGGACCGCGACACTGGCGGGGGCCCACCGGTCTGCGCGGCGCTTCATCCTGCGGAAGAGCGCAAGAGCGGCGGGGCCTTCTTCGGCAGCCATCGCCTCGAGGCGCGCGGCGCGGTCCTCGTAGACGAGGCGCGCTTCGGCGCTTCCGTCGACGCGTTGCCCACGCTGCCACCAGCTGACGACCTCCGGATCGCCCAGCGCGAACAGGCCATCGCGACCGCAGTAGTAGTCTTTGGTCGTCCAGACTGCGCAGAGGCCCGGGTTGTCGGGGACCATCAGGCCCGGCGTCGATCCCTGCCCCGTGAAGTGCGGCCGCCGCGCCAGCGGCCGCGAGAGGAACGGACAGACCCGTGCACTCCACTCGGCGATCTCCGGGATCACCGGCGGATCGGAGGACACCCGGTTGATCGTGCACATCGGGCCGAGCACGAAGGCGACGTAGCGCCCGAGCGGTTCGCCAGAGACCCAGCAGACCCGGCGGCGGATCGCCTCATCCCGGCGGCGCTTGTCGACCACCGTAAAATCCCACAGGCCGTCCGCGGTCTTCTCCGTTACGAACCACGGCACCGGATAGCCGCGATGGTCGATGGGACGGCCGCGCATGCGGGCCGGGATCGGGTGCAGCTCCGGCCGGCGAAGAAGCGGATCATGATCAGACAGCATCGCGCGCTCCGATACTCTGGACGAGGGCGAGACCGGCGCTGCTGAGCCACCACCAGGACGAGTCGGGCGTGTTGCCGGTGCCCCAAACATCGCGGCTGCCGGCGCCGTTCACGAGGCCCAGCCGATGGAGCGCCTGCATCGCCTCCGCGCTGGCCTTCAGGCGCCGCCGGTTCACGCACATCCGCAGGATGGTGCCGTCCGGCAGCCGCCGCGCATCGAGGCCGGCCAGCAGGCGCAGGATGCGGCGCCGGTTGGTGTCGAGATCGCCGAGGCGGACTGCGGCATCCCCCGGCCTGAGACCGGCATCGCGACGGTGGTTGCAGGGGGCGGTTCCCGCCCATTCATCCGCACCGGCGGTGGACGGAATGTTCATGGACGGGACCTCCAGAATCAGACGGTGGCGGTGGATGCCGGGCTCGGGCAGCGGCCCGGACCGTGGGGCCGTGCGGAAGAATTCCGCGATCTCTCGGGATCCCCAGCGGTGAAGAAGCGTTGCGGCCGGGACCGGGGGCCGGTGGATGGTCATGACGCGTCCCTCCGCGCCGGGCAGCATCGTGCGTTCACTTTCCGGTTCCTCCTTCCGTGGCGGTCTGGCGGCGGCGCTGGGCTGTCCGCGCGCGCTGCTCCTGCCGGGTGGCGCCGGCGTATTTCACGACCATGGCGCGCGCCTTGTGGCCGGTGATGGCCTGAATCTCCTCGTCGGTGCATCCGGCGGCGGCGAGTTCCGCGGCGGCGGTGTAGCGCCAGCCGTGAATCGTGAACGCCTCCGCCTGCACCGCCTTCCGGACGCGCATGATCTCGGCCGCCGCGGCGTGGTAGGTCAGCGGCCGGCCGTCGCGTCCGGTCGCGATGGTCAGCCCGCGGCGCGGAAGGGCCGCCAGATAGGCGGCCAGCCGCGGCGTGAACGGGATCCAGAGCCGCGCCCGCGTCTTCGACTGGCGCAGCTCGATCCCGCCGTCCCGGATGTGATCCCAGCGCATGGCCAGCACATCGCCGATGCGCTGACCGGTGCCGATGCAGAGCTCCATCACCGTGCGGGCAACGCTCCCCGGCGCGGCGGCCGCCGTGTAGGCCTCGAGCAGTGCGGGCGGCCACGGGCGGTGGGGCCCGTCGCCTTCGGACCGCAGCAGCGGGATCCCGCGGGCGGGGTTGTGCGTCATCCAGCCCATGTCGATGGCCTGCTCGAAGAGCACGCTCAGGACCTGGACGATGTAGTTGGCGAAGCGCAGCCGGTCGCGGTTCTCGTCCCGGGCGCGGATCACGTGCCGGCGCTCCATCCGGGACGGGTCGAGGTCGCCGAAGGTGCCGGCGGCCCAGCTCAGCACCCTGTCGTAGTCGCGCTTCGTGCGCAAAGCGAGCTTCGACCAGCGCGCCGAGGCGCGGTAGGCCCTGATGAGCCGCCGGAAGGTCCGGCCGGCGGGCTCGGGCACCGGGTGCACGCCCCGTCGGGCGGCGAGGTATTTTTCGAGGAAGTCCGGCGCCGCCTCCGGCGCGGGCAGCGGGATGCGTTCGCGCCCGCGCTGGAAGTACCAGTAATCGCGGCCTTTGGCGCGTTTGCGGCGCAGGTAGGGCAAATCGGGCCTCTTCACCGGTCGGCCCGGAAATCGATGGTGTCGAAGGTCCGCGGCCGGGGCGGCTCGGCCTCGGCCAGCGCCTCGATCTCGACACGGCCGTTGCGGTAATCGACGATGACGCGCACCTGCCGGGCACCGCCGCGCAGGGTGGCGCGGACGGCGCTCTCGATCTGGGTGCTGCGGATGGTGCTGGTCATGGCAAGGCCTCCTTGCCGAAGATTGCGAAAAGCGCAACCTCCAGTCAAGACCAAAGTTGCGCTCGCAAGTTGGCTTGCGATGAAAGCTGTGGAATCACTGGCTCGGAACTTTGTCGGCGCTGCTGTTGTTGTGCGGCGTTCTGCGCTGCGCCTGCCCGGTCCGGAAGCCGCCGCGCCCCGTGTCAGCCGGTCGCGGCCTGCGCGAGGCTGAAGACGCGAGTCGTCCAGTCGTCGCCCTGATCATCGACGACGGCCATGGCGAGGCCATGATTGGTCGCACGGTTGAAGCGGCGCTCGGTCACCCGGCCTTTCCGGCGGTCAACCACGGCGATGACGGGCGAATCGCCCGGCTGCCTGGCCTGATGCTCGACCAGCGCGTCCATGAGACGCAGGTCGCTGCCGGCGGCATAGACCCGGGCGGCCTTCCGGCCGGTGTCGCGGCGCCGCAGCAGGATGTCCGGGGACCCCGGTTCGTTGGCCGGGGCGGCCTCGACCAGAAGGGCTTCGGGAAGAGAGGCTTCGATGGCGCGCATCACGTCATCGGCGAAGGAGGCTGCGACGTTTTCGCGGCTGAGGACGAAAAGGTCGCGGGTCCGGACAAGCGCGCTGATGAACCGCAGCGCTGCCGGTCCGAGCTCGCGCTCGGGTACCGGATCGGTCCGCACGACCAGGTCTGTGTCGTAATGCGCTCCCTCCTGCGCGAGCATGTGCCGGAGCATCCCCTCACGCGCGGCGGACTTCAGGTCGAAGCCGCGGGCGAGTGCGTTCGGGATGGTGGTGCCGTCATCCTCGAACCTGAACAGCCCCCCCTCGGCCTCGACCAGATAGAAGTCGAGCGGGTCGCCGTCCGGCAGCCTGAAACCGGTTTCGATGTGATATCCGAGCGGCACCGCGGACACGGTCAGCGGTGCGCAGAGCTCGCTGCGCAGTCTGCCGATCAGGGTTTCGGGTCCGATCAAACGTCCATCTCCTCCTGTATCGCCAGGCCGTCGACTCTGAAGAAACGGGCCGCGGAATGGCAGAACCGCGCCCGCGTCCATACGGTGCGGCGCCGGCGTCGCATGCCGTGGTCCGGCAGAGTATAGGCCATGTCGAGGCTTTCGGCACCGGTCAAGTCGGGATTTCTGTCGCAGTTGGCGTGAATGTGCAGCCCTCCACCGCGGCCGCCAGGCTGATCCTCGAACCGGATCAGGGCCCGGCACCGCCCGGCGTCGGTAACTTCCACCAGTACCGCCTTCCATTTGCCGCGGCTGGGGTCCACTTCGAAGAACCGCCGGTACTTGCGCGACGTCGGCGTGGACAGGGCGAGGCTGCGCCATTGCCAGCCGGCAGGACAAGGCCGTGTCTCGGGGTACGGGCCGAAGCGCGGGGTGATCTGGTCGGATCGCCATCCGCTGTCGGAGGTCATGGTCTTGCGGCTCAGCAGGTGATGCCGGACGGCTGACAGCCTGACGGGGCGCGGAGCCGGGGCCATCAGACCTTTCTCCCGTACCAGAGCACTCTGCCGATCACCTCGATCTCGGACCGGTCCATCTCGACCGGCGGGTAGATGCGGTTGTCGCTGATCACCTGAACCGTGAGCCTGGATCGGCCCCGTCCGACCCGCTTGCAGTGCAGGGCCTCGCCGAAGCGGAGCACGAACAGACCGTCATCGTCGAGGCTGGTCCTGGTGCGGTCGATCAGCACGATGTCGTTGTCGCGCAGCGTCGGTTCCATGCTGTCGCCGCGGATGCGGATCGCCGCGAGGTCGCGCCCGCGGGCGGTTGTCATCTCGGACAGGTAGCGCGGCGAGAAGGCGAGGTTGGCGATGTGTTCCTCGAAATCCACGATCCGGCCCGGCCCGGCGCCCGCCTCGACATTGTAGACCGGCACGAGGGTCAGGTCAGACGCACCTTCAGAATGCTGCATCTGCTGCTGGCGCTGAAAGAAGGCAATCACGCGCGGCACCTCGCTGGCCTGCACGCGACGTGTGCCGGAGAGGATCTTGGTCAGCTTGTCCGGTGTGATCCCGATGACCTCGGCAAGTTCGGCCTGCTCTCCGTGCCGGCCGGTCAGGCGCGCCTTGATCCAGTCTGCATCCACATGGTCCATGCTTGCAGTGGTGCGGAAAACGCAGCAGTTTGCACTTGCGAAGATCGCAACTTTTCGCTTGAAAAGCGTTGCCACTTTCGCAACTACTCTGCCCATGGAACCAGCTCGCACGATCATCGAACTCCTGGGCGGATACATGTCTGTCGCGTCCATCACCGGTCGGCACCCGACAAGGGTACTGCGGTGGACCTATCCCCCGGAAAGGGGCGGCACCGGGGGGCTCATCCCTGCCAGATACCAGCAACTCCTTCTGGCACACGCCAGGGCGGCCGGCATCGACCTGCGCCCCGAGCACTTCTTCCCCGGCATCGAGGAAGGACCGGCGGAATGATCACGTCAGCATCCCAGGCCCTTCCTTCCCGCAAGGCGGCGCCCCGCGTCGGATGCCGGACGGCCGCAGGGGGCCGGACATGATGGAAGCTGACCCCACCCGGCGCCCGCGCGGCGGCCCGGCCGTCATGTCCCGCCGCCGCGAACCGGCAGGGGGACTGGACGACTTTCCGACCCCGCCATGGGCGGTGCGAGCGCTCTGCGAATGGCTTCGCCGGCAGGGCCATCGGACTAGGGAATGCGCGGTGCGCGAACCGGCGGCGGGGCGCGGCCACATGGCGCGCGCGCTCGGCGAATACTTCGCGGCGGTGCAGGAGAGCGACGTTCACGACTACGGGCGGGACGACCTGCGCATCGCGGATTTCCTTGCGGACGAGTGGCCGGTCGCGGCGTGGACCATCACCAACCCGCCGTTCCGCCTCGCAGAGGATTTCTGTCGCCAGGCGCTCGCGACATCGCTTGACGGCGTGGCGATGTTGGTGCGGACGCAGTTCCTGGAAGGCACCGGCAGGTTCGTCCGCCTGTTCAGTGTGAAACGGCCCAGCGCGGTGCTGCAGTTCGTTGAGCGGGTGCCGATGGTCCGCGGGCGTCTCGATCCGACAGCGTCTACTGCCACGTCCTACTGCTGGCTGGTCTGGGAGTTGGAGTTGCGGCGCGTGGACCCGACGCCCGGTACGGCGTTTGTCTGGCTGCCGCCGTGCCGCCGGCGGCTCGAGCGGGAGGGAGATTACGCATGAGCCATGCGGCGACGAACCGGGATGTCCGACCGCGCCTCATGCCCGCCATCGAAGTTTTCGCCGCCGTCGCCACCGCCTTCGCCAGCGCCCCCGCCCACGCCCCCGCCTTCGTCACCGCCCGCGCCAACGCCAACGCCCCCGCCCTCGCCTTCGCCAACGCCATCGCCGTCGTTCCCTTCCGCTTCGATCGCCATGATCAGCCTGCCGAAACCCCACCCGCCTGCGGACGTCGCCATCGCCACGCGTGCGCGCCGCGAGCGCATCTGGCGCTGGGCCACATCCGAGGACGTGGCTCTGGCCTCCCGCTACGCGCATGGAAACAGGCGCGTGGACAACAATGCCGCGGTGATGTGGGGCATGCTCTGCCACGCCGTCCGGGTGTCCGCGGCAGCCGATCCGGCGCCGCCCCGTGCGGGCTATCCGTCGGCATCGCCGGGCGCATGGCTCGCGCCGGACGAGGTCACGTGGTGGCAGCGGATGGCCGCCGCACTGCGCGGCGAAACGGATGGAGTTGTCGAGACCGACAACCGCCCGCCACCGCCCGAGCGCATCGAGATCATGCTTCGCGATGAGGTCCTGCAGATCTGGCACGGCCACGCGCTGCGCGGTCTGGGCGACTGGCGCCGCCTGCGCAAAGCCGTCTACGCGCTCGCCTGCGGCGTCCCGCCCGGGCGGGTGCAGGCGGAGACCGGCCTCAGTCGCGACCGCCTGCGCCACGCGCGCGACCGCGCTGTGGCCGACATGCTGGCGGCCTGGTCGGGAAGGGAGGCGTGACGACCCGTGCCGCTCACCCTGCTCATCGAAGACGCCGAGGCCGCCTGATGGCCGCACCATTCCCTCCATCGGAGTTCCCGCCATGCCGCATCCCGACAACGCCCCCCGGTTCGACGATCTCGAAGGCCTCGCACTGGGCGACATCGCGGCATTGCCGCCCGAAATCCTGCTGGATCTGCAGACGACGGCCATTGCCGAAACCGCCCGCGTGAAGCGGCTGCGGGACCGGCTCGAGGCCGGCATCGCGAAACGCTACGAGGCCGCCGCCGCCGCGGAACGCGCCGCCCAGGGCAAGACCTCCGGCACCGTCCGGATCGAGGACGCAGGCGTGGTGGTGATCGCCGAACTGCCGAAGCGCGTCGAATGGGACCAGGAGAAACTCGCCGCCATGGCCGAGCGCATCCGCGCCGCCGGCGACGACCCGACCGAGTATCTCGAGATCACCTATCGTGTGTCCGAGCGGCGCTATGGCGCCTGGCCGGCGGCGATGCGCGAAGCATTTGCGGAAGCGCGCAGCGAAACCACCGGCAGACCCGTCTTCCGGCTCGAGGCGCGGGACCGGTGACGCGCGGCGCAGGTTCCCCTTCGGCACCCGGTCACCCCCGCCGCCGCGCCCTTTCAGTCCTTCGGAGAACTCCATGCCCTTCCGCATCATCACCGCCGACGAACGCCTCTCGGCCGCCGAGAACAAGACGTCCCTCGCCATCTTCGGCCCGCCTGGCGTGGGCAAGACGACGCTCCTGAAGACGCTGCCCGCCGAGGAAACGGTCTGCCTCGACCTCGAGGCCGGGATGAAGTCGGTGCAGGACTGGCGCGGGGACTCGATCCCGGTGCGCAGCTTCACCGATTTCCGCGACCTGGTCGTGCTGATCGGCGGGCCCGACCCGGCCCAGCATCCGCAGTCCTGGTACGGCGCCGAGTATCACGACTGGCTGCAGCAGCAGTATCGCGGCACCGGCATCCAGGACTACTTCGCGCGGAAGCGGATCGTCTTCGTCGACTCGATCACCGATCTGACGCGGCAGGCCATGACCTGGGCCCGCCAGCAGCCCGAGGCCTTCTCCGAGCGGACCGGCAAGCCGGATGTCCGCGGCGCCTACGGGCTGCTGGGACGCGAAGTGATCCAGGCGCTGAAGCATCTCCAGCATGCGCGCGGCAAGACCGTGATCTTCGTCGGCGTGCTCGAGAAGGTGACCGACGAGTTCGGCGCGACGACCTGGCAGCCGCAGATGGAGGGCACGAAGGCCGGGCGCGAATTGCCCGCGATCGTCGATCAGGTCGTTTCGATGCACCTCTTCGCCCGCGACGCCAGGGGCGACTGGATCCTCGACGAGACATCCGCCGAGCGTCGCCTCGTCTGCCGCGCCGGCAATCCCTGGGGCCTTCCCGCCAAGGACCGCTCCGGCCGCCTCGATGTCACCGAGCCGCCTGATCTCGGCGCGCTGCTTGCGAAGATCAACGGCCGCGCCCCCGCCCGCACCGCCGCCCGTTCCTGATCCTGAAAGGAAACATGCCATGAGCTACGATCTCAACGACGCCCAGCCGCAGATGGCCCCCATCGGCGAACTGATCCCCGACGGCACCTTCGCCAAAGTGCGGCTGACCATCCGCCCCGGCGGGGTGAACGGCGCCACCCCGGTGGACGCGGGGCTCCTGAAGGCCTCGCAGTCCAGCGACGCGAAGATGCTCGACTGCGAATTCACCGTGGTCGACGGCCCCTACGCCCGGCGGAAGTTCTGGCAGAGCTTCACCGTCGCGGGCGGCAAGCTCGACGAGAAGGGCCAGTCCATCGGCTGGAAGATCGCGAAATCCACCTTCCGGGCGATGATCGACAGCGCGCTGGGCCTCAATCCCCAGGACATGAGCGAGGCGACCAGGGCCAGGCGGGTGCTGCCCGGGCTCAAACATCTCGACGGCATCGTCTTCGCCGCGCGGATCATGGTCGAACCCGCCTCGAACCCGCAGTACCGCGACCAGAACCGCATCGCCAACGTCGTTCTCCCCGACGAGCCGCAGTATGCCGCCATCATGCGCGGCGAGACCGTGCCCCCGGAGCCCGTCAACGCCGCGCCGCGCAAGGCCCCGAGCGCCGCGGCGCCGGGCTGGCAGGCCCCGGCACCGGTCTGGGGGGCACTGCAACCCTCGCCGGCAGCGCCGAACCGGGGCGCGCCACCGCAGCCCTCGCCGGCACCGGTGCCTGCCTGGAAGATGCCGAACGCCCCGGCCGCCGGGCCCGCGCCGCAGGCCCCCGCACCCGCTGCGCCGCGCGCCCCCGCCATGCCCGCCTGGCTGAATGGCTGAGGCGCGGCGGAAGCGTCGGTCCGACGGGGCGGCGCGGACCATCACCGCCGGACCCGACGGGTCCGGGCCGGGCATCCGGCCCATGACCCCCGACGAATGGCAGGCGCATGCGACGCGCGCCGCCGCGCTGGAGATCGGACGATGGCTCGAGACCCGCGGAAGACTGCACGCCCCCATCGCGAGCCTGACCCTCGCGGACCTCGAGGCGATGGCCGGCAACGCGATCTCGCGCTGGATCGTGCTGCAGTCGGAACGGCTGCACCGGCAGGACTGGCCAAGGGACGACCGGATCGCGACGCTCCTGCTCGGATAGCGCTCTGCGCCGTCTGCGCCCGCGAGGCGCGCGGCTTCGGCTACTGGCACGGCCTCCGCCGGGACCATCCGTCGCAGCGATCGCCCCGCCGCACCGATCCTCACCCCTACCACCGCTTCTGCTCGCGCCGCTGTCAGGACGCGGGCAGCGCCATCGCCCGGAGGAACAACGGCATGATCGACAAGACCGCCCGCGAGGCACAGGCCATCCGCGATGC